ATTTGAACATTTTCACTAAGATGTTGGAAAATGTTGTATATTTGCTCCTTGAATCCACTCGACAACATCTCGTCGGCCTCGTCCAGAGCGAAGATTTTGATTTCGTCCATCGCAATGTGTCCGCGCTTAATCATATCGAAAATACGGCCGGAGCAGCCGACGATGACATGGGGTTTGTTATTACGGAGTTCATACGCGTCATCGGACACGGACCGTCCGCCACCATACAGCGTTTGGACCTTTAGACCTTCCAATACATTTCCTATACTCTTAACTACTTTGCTAATCTGGTCCGCTAGTTCGTGCGTCGGTGCAATAATAACTGCCTGGGTCTTCTTGACGGATGTATCGATACGTTGTAATATACCAATCGTAAATGTTCCCGTCTTACCCGAACCCGACTGGGCCTGACCCAAGACATCGCGACCCTGAACAATTGGTAGAATACCCTTTTTCTGAATCGGACTCGGATTCTCGAACCCATAATTATAAATACCGCGCAACAATTCCTCTTTCAAGTTGAAATCGTCCCAGCGTTCAATATTGACTATATCATCTTCCTCAGATGATATATTTTCTATAGATGTATCTACGACGGTCGCGTCTTTAGCCGCGACCTCATTATCCCCCCACGCGTCCCTCAATGATATTGAACTTGCCATTCTTCTAAATAATAATAGAATGTATTTTTTATATAGATTTCGGCATAATATCTTAGGAATTCGTCGTACCTTAGTATTTCACCACATAATACTAAGATTAGCACATGTAAAGAATATAAATAATACCCAAGATATATAATAGAAATATGGCTTTTTATACAATTAAAGATATTAATAATATTATGTTTGACGGGTTCCGGTATGAACTGTCGCAAACGGTGATAGACAATATAAAACAATTGGAGCGATTAGTGGGCGTACCAGTCGACAATCGGAAGCCACCCTTGAATAAGCCATCAAGCGTGCCCTCTTCTCGAAGTGCGTCGGCCGCGTCATCTAGTTCGGGACAAGAGAATTGGGAATCTTTGCGGAGTTTCAAATCGACGGAAAAGAAGGTAGTCGACGGTATTGACAAGGACCTCAATACTATACGAAGCGCATTCAATAAAATTTCGGCGAAGAACTATACAGCACAGTTCGAGGTCGTACTTGCGTCATTACAGCATTTCATCGACGCCTACGTTTCACCCGAAATGTCGTGGGAGGACAAGTCGACCAATATCAGCAAACTGGGCAAAATCATATTCGATATTATTTCGGGTACTAAGAACAATTCCGAAATAAATGCCGACCTCTATTGCAGTTTAGTGAATAAGTTCGACCTATTTTCGTCCATCTTAGAGACATTTGTCCAAGATTTCAAGGTGGGTATTGCGTCTATCGAATATGCCGACCCCAATAAAGATTATAACCTGTTTTGCGAATATACTAAGAAAAACGACATGCGTAAAACGGCGGGGCTATTTATGGTCGCTTTGGCTAAACGTGGCGTCTTAGACAAATCGGAACTGGTCGGTCTATTGGTACATATACAATCTCATCTTTGTTTGGTGATGGATTTAGATGGCAAGTCGAACGAAGTAGAGGAGTTATGCGATACATTATTTACATTGACCACTGCGGCAAGTAATCTATTGTATCGATTGGAAGAATGGACCCCCATTCAAGAATGGATTGCCCATGTCACGGCAAAGACGCCGGTATTAGAACACCCCAGTTTTACCACGCGCGCCAAATTCAAGTGTTTGGATATTTTAGACAACGTGAAAAAGTCAAAATGATGTGTATAGCCTATAATGGAATATATGCAATAATGGACATAAAATAAAAATACTATGATATTTATATCATGGTATTTTCGAAAATCAACGGTGAGGTCGAATACAAAGAAATGCGGGGTATTGACCCGGAAGACCGGGGATATGAATCGACCTTGTATGAGGTCGGTCTATTTGACAAAGATATTGTCATTACTCTTGGAAAACCGAAATATACATTTGCTAAATATCATATCATCTATTATCCCATTTATGTGGTGAATGTGAATAATGGTATAGAGGGGCAACTCGGCGTCTTTGAAATCGAGGATTCAAAAGTGCTAAAGTTATTGGATAAAGAGGGGGATGTCGATATTGGGAAATTGGGGAACCCCCTTTTGTATGAATTTGCAGAGAGGTCCGTTCGCCAGTCCAAATCCGACGTTGGCAATTATCTATTGCAATGGGATAAGAAGTCGACTAAGGCTGGTCCCGAAGTCGGTGTAGGTGCAGCATTGGCTGAGTCGGCTGACGACTTGTCCGACGACTTACCGGATGACATTGACGACCTATTTATTCATCGACCCAGTCCAGAAGAAAAAGGCGCTAAAGAATTCAGCTCCGCCAAGAAAATCTTAGAAAAGGGGGTTTTTATAACAGATACTGAAGTGAAACAACCGCCCCTATTGCCCGAAGAGGGCGAAGAGGACGCCAATAAGATTCGCAAGACATACAAAGAAACGGCTAAACAACCCTGGATACAAAAATTCATGAAAAATACCAACTATCGTATTCACGAAGTCGAAACAAACGGCGACTGCTTCTTCGCCGTTATTCGAGACGCCTATAAACAAATCGGGCAAAATACAACAGTCGACAAACTAAGGGCAATCGTGGCTACGGCCGCCACCGACAGCATTTTCCGAGAGCATAAACAGTTGTATAATGATTTGGAAGGGAATATTCGCGACGTCACTGCGAAAATGGCTAAAGTAAAAAAACTCTTAGAAAAAGACATGAAAAAACGCGCCAATGATGCCCGAGACAACAAAGAGGAATTGGCCGCCGTATTAAAAGAGGTCGAAACGCTAAAGCAGCAATACAAGGATTTAAAGGCGGACAAGGCCGCCTCGGAGGAAAACATATCCGTCTATTTAGGCGACTTGAAAGCAATAACCAATGTGGATGAATTTAGAAAATACATTATGACCTCCTCTTATTGGGCCGATTCTTGGGCCGTTTCCGTATTAGAGCGCGAACTCTCCGTCAAACTGATTATTTTTTCCGAGCTTTCCTATAAAGAAAAAGCATTGGATAGTGTATTGTCGTGTGGCGAGGTCGATTCCGATATAGAATCCCGTGGCCAATTCTTGCCGAGCCATTATATTATGGCGTCGTATTCGGGAAGCCATTACCGACTCATCAGCTATAAAGATAAGAAAATATTCACCTTTCGCGAAATACCATACCATGTAAAAATCCTCATTACGAACAAGTGTATGGAGCGCAATTCGGGCGTTTTCCATTTAATCCAAGATTTCCGCAATTTCAACAGTCGATTGGGCGTCGAAGTGGACGAGGGTCCCGCGGGGGTCGATGTTGGGGCCGAGGACGCCGAGATAAATAAATACGGGGATTTGTATGATGGCGATATAGTATTTATGTTCCATTCCGCCTCCCAAAAAACGCCTAAACCTGGCAAGGGGTCGGGGGAGAAAATTCCCGCCGACAAGGTCGCTAAATACGTGAATCTTGGTAAAATTGAGGATTGGCGACGCAAACTCGACGATTCTTGGGATAAATCCCCCTTTACAGTGGGCGGTAAGCGATGGCTGTCCATTGAGCACTATTATCAGGCGGCGAAATTCAAAAAGGGATTCCCCGATTTTTACGAACAATTCACCGTCGAAAGTGAAAGCGACATTTCGAAGGACGTAGATTTAGCGAAAATTGCCGGAAGTAAAACGGGGGTATTAAAGAAGAAAGGGGGCGATACAATTGTCCGACCCAAGAGTATTACCATCGATTCCGATTTCTATGGCCAAAAACGGAATGAGAGCGAGCGCGAAATGGCCGTCCGGGCCAAGTTTACGCAAAACCTCGACCTCAAAGAAATGCTAAAGGCGACGAAACCCGCCAAACTCATTCATTTCCTAAGAGGGCACGAACCCGAAATAGACCATATTATAATGACCGCAAGAAACGAACTCGAATAGCTCACGCCACATATTATCAATATATAGTATAAATAATATGAATGACAGTAAAAAAGTATCGGTCTATTTACGTAAATTTGTAAAGACCGAGCTGCGACCCCATATACAAAACATTCCCCACTTCAAATTCCGACAATCGAATAAAACCTTTTTATCGCAATTATACAAACACTTATTGGAGGCAGCCGATAAATGGCCCCACGTTGCCGTCGAATATACTCCCATCAATCTAATGGGTTCGCAAGGTCCCGATTACAACTATACTCCACAACAAATTCGCGCCATTATCCAAGAAACGACGCCAACCGGATATATGTGTAAATTCGCAGTTGGTACACATAATATACAAATAAGTGTTCTATTGCCGACAAAAATGACGGGACGGGCAAAAACCGATTATTGCCGCGAAGTTGCACGCAAGGTATTTTTATGGATGAGTATCGCAACCAAGTACGCAAAACAAAAATGCACCAATACAACATGCATTTATTTGTATATGACGGGGGCGACCAAGGAAATACCGATAAAGCCACATACGCCCATTGCGGAATTGAATGTAAATACGGCGTTTACTATACCCTGCAGGGAGAACATATACATCTATCGCAAAGAAGAATGGTTCAAGGTCTTTATACACGAAACCTTCCACAATTTAGTCCTGGATTTTTCGACAATGCCATCGGCGAATTCGAATCGGCGGGTACTCTCTATGATGCCCCTCAATATATCCGATGTCCGAGTATATGAAACCTATTGCGAATGCTGGGCCCGTATAATGAATCTGATGTTTATTGCCCATGACAATACCCGTGATAAGAAAAATACCCCCGTTATACTAAGAACCATGGAGCAGGCGATTGATTTAGAGAGATTATATGCCATCTTCCAATGTGTCAAAATCTTAGACCACTACGGTTTAACCTACGAAGAAGTGGTGATGCCGGGTAATAATGTATCCGACAAATTACGCCAATACAAAGAAAATACCTATGTCCTCTCCTATTATGTCATTACGACCGTCCTCTTTTTCGGGGCGGACGATTACATCGATTGGTGTATTGCGGAAAACGGGGGGTCGCTCAATTTCAACAAGACGGAGGAATCCATCTCCCATTATTGCGATTTAATCAAGTCGCAATATATGGGGGGCGAATTCGTATCA